GCCGCTGTGGTTCGTCAGGTGTTGTTTGAAGCCCAAAAAGGTTATTCTTATGGACCTACTGCACCTGAACGGGTGTTTGAGATCCGTGAAGTTGTCACTGATCTGGATGATGCAATTGAAGAGGCTCTGAAGGATTAATGCAAACCATTTGGATCTACTCTGTTGCTTTCTTTCATATGGTTGTGGTGCCGTGTGTAACGGTGCCCTCCAACTGGAAGTATTGTTACAAAGTAGACCAGTGGTTGATTCCAGATCTCATTCATGCATGGGAACTTAAAACTGGTAAGTATATTCCTTATCAAGAAGAGAAGGAATACTTACAAAATAAATAGGAGGGCTAAGACCCTCCTTTTTTCATGGCTGGATTACTTGCGGAAAGACAAGAACGTGGATTGATTGACGCAATCAATTCTGGTTATGGACAGAATAATGGAAAACCATTTACTCTTGTTGGTAGAAACGGAACAAGAATACCTGGGTGTATTTCTGCGTCAAAATATGAAGGTCGTTCCGCCGCAGGAACTGAACCATACACCGATGTAATCATTGAAACTGTTAATGGTCCTTTGAATATTTCAAACAAAGGAACATCTGCACCTAGTATTGCTGGTGGTGGTTTAGCTGGACTTGAACTTGCAGTACCTGGATTTACCAAGACATTCTTAGATGCTGCACTTCAAAAGTATCTAAGTATGGGATTTAGACAGGGAATGACAAGTGTTCCTGACATGTATGGAAAGGTTAGTGATAATCTAAAGGAAATTATTGTTGTTGGTAACACCAACATGGGTGGTCCAATTAATTACATGTATGTTGGACCAATGGATGTTTCTTCTACTTTTAGTAGTGGAACCTTACGGGTAAATGGTGACCTCACAGAAGCTAGAAAGTATGCAAAGGATAATGATCTGTATCTTAGATTGAGAAAGAGGAGAGCGGATCAACCCTTTGAACCAAACTTGAAGGACAGTAAGGGTCTTCCTGCGATCCTTGGCAAGTCTTTGAGCCGCGGGGATTCCGGCCGAAGAATTGTCACAGTGAAGAAGCCACCTAACAACGCAATCATGGTAGAATTCTGACATGGCAAAGAACACACACCTAGAACACCTGGAAGACGACATCCTGAACCAGGGGAAACAGGGAGGTTTCAACGCGATTGCGTTTCTCCGTGAACTTGGAAAGATGTTGTCACAACCCCAGTCGGGGATCAGGGTAACGACAAAGTGGGATGGAGCTCCTGCGATCATCTGTGGAACCAATCCCATCACAGGAAACTTCTTCGTTGGAACCAAATCAGTTTTTGCAAAAGATGCAAAGATCATTGAGAGTCCAGAAGCTGCAGACAGATATTACAGTGGTCAACTTGCACAGAAACTGAAGGATTCTTATCGTTATCTCTCAACACTTGGTATCAGTGGTGTAGTTCAGGGTGACTTGTTGTTCACTGATGATAAGAGAGAAGGAAATATCAACGGAGAACAGTGTTATATCTTTCAACCCAATACAATCGTTTATGCTGTTCCTAAGAACAGTGACATGGGTAGAAAGGTTGCAAGAGCTAAACTGGGTATTGTGTTTCACACTACCTATACTGGATCTAGTTTTGATAACATGTCTGCATCCTTTGGTGCAAATGTTGCAGGTAACGATGATGTAATTACATTCAGTGCAAACTTTCAAGATGCAAGTGGAGTTGCAAGGTTGACTCCTGCTGAGAATGGTGAGTTTACTAGACTTGTAAATCGTGCAGAAGGTTCTCTCCGTCAAGCTAGTTCTTTTCTGACACTGTTGGGACAAACTGGAACAAGTAAGTTCATGATGAATGTCTTGTTCAAACAGTTCTTCAACTCTTACATTCGTCAGGGTCGTGCAATCCGTGATGCAAATGCAGTCACCAATGACTTTGCAATGTATTATGCATCACTTCTGGATAAGGAGATTGCATCAAAGAAGACTAAAACGGCTCAAGATAAATATAAAAAGATGAAAGAAGACGGTCTTAAGTTCTTAAATGCGAACAAAAGATCCGTATACTTCACAGTCGCCTCATACATGAATTTGATTGAGGCAAAGAACTTTATTATTCGTAGACTTGAGAGGGTTCAAACCCTGGGAACTTTCCTTCGTACTGAGAACGGATACAAAGTCACGGCTCCAGAAGGATTTGTGGCCATTCGTTCGGGTAATGCACTCAAGTTAGTTGATAGACTAGAGTTCTCAAGAGCCAACTTCACCGCCGATAAGAACTGGGACAAAGCATGAGTTTTTTCAATCGCGTTAAAACGATTCTTGAGGCCGCAACTCAGGCATCTGAGAAGGCCAAACAGATGGGTCTTAAGAGTGATGGTCATGGTGATTACTATGACAAAGAAGGTAAGTTGGTTGCCAAGACCGTTGGTGGTAACCTGAAGTTCTTTGGTAACCGTCCTACCGCAGGTCAGCCGATGACTGATGCGGCTGCCAAGATGATTCCAGAACCACAGAAGAAGCCAGAACAGAAACCAGAACAAGAAAAGGTAAAGAAAACGGGTGAGACACTGACTGTAGGATTTGGTCGTTTCAATCCTCCTACTATTGGTCACGAAAAAGTTCTTGACAAAATCAGCCAAACTGCTGGTGAGGGTGGTCAATATCGTATCTACCCATCCCGTACTGAAGATCCACAGAAGAACCCACTTCCTGCTGGTGAAAAGGTTCAGTACATGCGTAAGGCTTTTCCTCAACATGCAAACTCTATTGTTGATGATGAGAAGACCAGAAACATTTTTGACGTATTGAAGGCTGCAGATGCAAAAGGATACTCCTCTGTCAATATTGTGGTTGGTGACGATCGGGTCAAGGAGTTTGAGAACCTTGCGCACAAATACAACGGACGGTTATACAATTTTGACAAGATTAACATTGTCAATGCCGGCAAACGCGATGCCAATGCCAAAGGTGTCACGGGTATGTCTGCCTCTAAACTTAGACAGGCAGTTGTAGATGGAGACTATGCAGCTTTCCGTACTGGTTTTGAGGTAAGAAATGAAGATGGTGAACTTGAAAGAGAACTATTGGATGATAAATCCTCAAAACAACTCTTCAATACTCTTCGTAAGAGAATGAATGTGAAGAGTGAGGGTTGGGAAGTTGCACCTAAGTTGTTTCCTCAGTCTCTCCGCGAACACTTCATTACTAAAAAACTTTTTCAAGTTGGTTCTTGGGTTGAGAACATGAACCATGGCTTGATTGGAGAGGTAACCCGTCGTGGAGCCAATCATGTCATCGCAGTTACCAAAGAAGGTATCATGTTCAAGTCCTGGTTGAGGGACCTTATTGAGGTTTATGAGATCGGAACGGACGCATATCGTGATCATGCAGTCTCCATGACACCTGGACAGAAATACCCATTTATAAATAAGATTAGGCAAAACTTGAGAAAATCCAGAAAAAGATGAAGGACTCTAAACAAGTCAGATCTGAATATCAATCTTTCGTAGAATCGTATTCATCGATCGCGGCTAAAGGGGCTGAAGAAGCCAAGGAAGTCGAGATGAAGAAGAAGTCTCCGAAGAAAGAACATGACGATGATAAGGAATGTTCTTGTGAGATGGTTCTCATGAGAAAGTCTGGTGCTTTCACCGAACTGGCTGAAAGATACCAGATGAGTGTCAAACAGTTTGCCAGATTTGTTGAGTCCAATCAGGGTCTGTTTGATATCGAGACCCGTAAGAAAGCCATTCTCGCAAACAAGTTTTCTGGATTTAAAGAGAGTGTAGAATGGGATGAGTTCTTCGGTGATCTTGAGTTGGTTGAACAGATGACCACTCAAACTCAAATTCCACCACTGAAGTCTTCTGGTAGCACTGGTTCTAGAAAACCCCCAGCTGCTCCTAAACTGCCTGCCCCTAAGAAACCAGAACCAAAGGTAGGTCACGGAACCCCTGGGTATCAGTATGGTGCTCTGGAACCAGAATACAAACCAAGTAAGAAAGGATTTAGAATTAAAGGTAACGTCTTCAGTGCAGAAGAAGTTGAAGAACTGCAAGAAGTTCAAACTAAAGAGACTGCATCTGGAACCAAGTATAAGGTTCGTGTAAAGGAGAAGGACACTGGTTCTTCTTACATCCGTTATGCAACCCGTGAGAAGATCGCACAACTCCGCGCTGATCCCAAGATCGCCTCTGTTGAGATGACCGATGAGGGTGAAGCTCCTGAGGACAAGGGTGAAAAGAAAGCCCAAGAGAAGGGTGGTGGTCTCGCCGTCAAGGCGAAGAAGATGAAAGAGAAGAAGGAAAGAGAAGCCGCTGCACCTGCCAAACCTCAAAAGAGAAGTGTCACCACTGAGGCTAAAAAACTTGACCCTGTAGGTGAAGAAGATGCAGACATCGACAACGATGGTGACACCGATAAGAGTGATAAGTATCTCCACAACAGAAGAAAGGCCATCGGTAAGGCCATGAAGAAGAGAGGTACAAAGAAAGAGAGTTTCTCCAACTGGAGAGATGAACTCAGAGAGACCATTGGTGGTGATAAAGTACCTACCAAACCCCAGAATGAAAAGAAACCTACAGGTCCAGTAAAGAATAAGGTTGTTATCAACCCACCTATGGGCGAAGGTTTTGATCCTCAAAAGGTCGCTGAGGGTCTTGGTGCTGAGTTAGTTGATTGTCAAGAAGTTGATGAGGCTGTTGAGTCTGGTCCAATCCTTCCTGGTGAAAAGGG